TTGGCAGACACAACCTCGAAGGCAAGTTCATGGCTTGCGTCGCCCACATCGTAAACCCGTAGGGTGTGGGGGGCGGAGGTCGGGAGCGTTGAAGGTTCGAGTCCTTCCCAGCACACTAGAGCCGCCTAATTCTTATTAAACACAGAAAGGTTTTGAAATGAATACAAAAGAAAGATATATTTTATTTTTACTTTCGGCTGTTCTATTACTGATTGTTGTATTTTTTGCAAATTACTTATTCACTGGTTATCATTTTGAAAATGGTCAAGTAATTGGCATGAGTTATACAGCAAGCGGTGTTGGCTTTGGCGTCGGTCAAGTTAATGGTCAACCTGCAAATGTAACAACTTTCACGCCAGAGCAATACATACTCATTATTGATGTGAACGGCAACGTCAATTCTTATTCCGTAACACCTGAAACATACGCAAAAGCGTTAAGTGGTCAAGTCACATTCCAAATGAAGTGCAATGCTTTTCTGTGTAGTGTTGTTGAGTGAGGGAATTAAAAAGCACACAACAAAACATTTCCAAATTACTAGAAGGAGAAAGCATATGCCAAGAATTTTATATCAACCAGATAAACTTGTAGCGCAATGCGATGAATGCGGCACAACCATTGAATACACTCATGAGGAATGGAAAAATGACGTGCATTTATATTGTCCAACATGCGGAAGTTATAAGTGCTTAGATTTGATTTCTGATCCTCCAGAAATGGTTAAAATAAAATTAAAATGTTCTCACTGCGGTTCTTACTTGGGAAAGGGTGATAAGTATTGTCATCAATGCGGAGCAACAGAATGAATTTATTTGAAAACGATTTCAGCTTTTCCAGTGATGAACATAATAGCCAGTGTGGTCGCCACAGTCGTAAGAATCCCCCCAAGAATAACTAGAATCCTGTATCCAAACGTCATTGCCCTGATCTTCTTGTCCTGTTCGACGGAGTGGGTTATTACTCCGTCGATTTTTGTATGAAGATCGACAATGGACGCCAGAATCAAACGGTCCCGAATATTCGGCGAAATTTTCTTTCCGCTTTCTATGATGGATCGGATTTCGTTTATTAATTCGCCATTATTCATATAGGTCTGCCTATTCATGGTATCCTCGACTATCCGTAATACGGCGACTTCAAAGGTTCAAAGGGATCAACAAAGACGGAATCAATGCAACGGATAAAAAAGAAACCAGAATTGCTCAACAGGGGGACAGGCACGTCCTTTCCTCCAAGTTGAGGGAATTCATCCACTCCCCGCTTTATACTTCCATCGGCCATCCTGGTTGCCCATGAATTTGTGGCTCTAAAGACCCTGTAATCTTCGCGCCAGTTGGCAGGATCGGGAAACGGTTCGTTGATATTGAAAGCCTTTATCTTCCAGCACAACTGACCATAAACCAATAGGGGAGTTGTGTCCAGTAACTCGAAATAGTTTCCGCCAGTCACAACTGGAAATTGACGCATATCCTCTTTGTCCAAATTGCGCCCGTCTGGATAAAATGCACAAGTACCGGAACCGAACTTGTTGGTGAACGCCGTGTTTCCATCCATGAGCCACGAATAAGCATGTACCACCTGTTCATGGGACATGGTGTCTCCAGCAGACTTTTGCAACAACGACAAGCCATAGAATTGCAACGGTTCTGTCAGTCTCACAAAATCCCCTATCAGAGACACGTATTCAGGCAAGCCGACATGATTATCCTCCCCCCATAGAACGGCACCACCCAATTCTCTGGCCTGCCATTCAGGGGTCGATAATCCGTACTTCTCCTCGTAATGGAGAACGCGAATCAGCGGGGGATGAAGAGGAAATATCTCCGAAAAATGCCGGGTTTGTGTGACTTCAAAAACATCCAGCATGGTTACACTTCCTCGAATATCCTTGTTGCTCCATCGGGTTCAGTCAGGATAATCCTGCCTTTGGTTGCTGGAACGGGGGTGACGATTTCTTTGACGTACTCAACACCTTTGTACACCAGCGGAACCCAGTATCCATCAGACATTTGAACGAACGTTACGCCATTGTCAACTCTGGCAGGATCGTTCACGGTTTCCGAGATCGTGCTTGCAAAGGTGGTATTCACAAGCAGGTTTGGTTTTGTGTTGATCTCGTACATGCTCGGAGTTTTTCGAGGTTTGACGCCTACCATAACTTTGTAATTCATGTTTGCTTCTCCTGTGGGAGGCGGTTGTGATACCGATCCCGTTTTCATTCTAACGCCCAGAACATTCGCCACGCGGCGCATGGTCATGTTGTATCTTGCGACCAAATCCTCCCCGCTGGGTTTGTTGGTCACGGTTGGAATTCCATTGATCCGAGTCGCTTCGGTAGTTGATCCGCCGCCGTCCAGCATAAATCCGTCACTGCATCCAAGTTCAATAAGCACTTTGGCGGTATCTGGAAAATTTAACCCGACATGAGACCAGTAATCCTGTCCGTCCACGGTAACAATAAAGAGTTTGCTTTGATCCAAGTTCCAGCCAAAAGCAGTGCGCGCCCGGATGTCATCCAGTGCCTTGTTGATCTTTACAACCTGCCCGTTTTGAACAAGCAGGTTCGGATACGAAATTGCGTTCCATAAAACAGCGGGGCGTGATTTCGTGAAAATGTTATCCTGACCTATGTAGACAGTCGCTTCTTGTGCAACCGTACCATACGGATTTCCCTCGCTTGCGGCAAATCCGGCGATTGTTACGCCAAGAAAGCCGTCCCCGTTGCACGCAAAATCAAGGTCAAACGCATCCAGAAAGTCGGGAACGTATTTTCTGGCGGCAAGCTGGGGACTTACAAAAAATTCAGCCTTGCTTGTTTCTATTTCCGTTACCTGATAGGTGGTCAAACCATGCGGCATCATAACTTGATACTGGCGCTTGATAAGACCGTCGAAATACGTCTTTTCGTAGATCATGGTCTTTTCCTGAGTGGATGGGGGGATGGGAATATCCTGCAAACCGAACATTTGGATAAACTTATTTTCATCCCCGTTGAAATAACTTAAGTCGGGTCCTTCCCTGTATTGCCAAAGTAACCAGTCAGACCAATTCCCGAACAAGTCCGGGTGCGTAATTGTACTGTTATATTGAGCCACCCATAAAGGCATCAAGGCAAGTTTTCTTCCAAATTCGCTCAACTTGAAAACAGACGAATTCCAATTGAGCAACTTCGCAAATCCTGGACTTGTGTACATTCCGCCCGTCTCAAAACACCATTGAAAGAATTTATCCGTTACCGCTTCGATCAGCCCGCTCCCCGCGTAGGGTGTTTTCCAATACTCGGTATCGGTCATCGTCCAGTTTGGTTTTTCACAATCCCACCAAAAGCCAAGTTTTCCAAAATCCATCGTGGGGAAGGTCTGTTTGATTGCATTGATATGATACCCGCTGTCATAGCGGGAATCGATCACCCAATAAAAACCGTAGGGCAAGCCAATCGCCTGACATTGTGCAACAAAGGATAGGGGTAGGGAGGCGTAACCGCCCTGTCCGGCCTTGATGATGACGCCACGAATTCCTTTTGCCTTTTCCGCAGCGGCATCGAAAACGTTGTCTTTGTATATGTCAAGCAGGATAATCGGATAGAGGGAGGTCATATCATCCTTTCACGTAACGGTCAATCATAATGGCAAGTGCGCTCAGTGCGAAAATAAGTGCAAACTTGATGGCGATCAGCGGGAAAAATAAATCGAACAGCACCATGAACACAGCCATCCAAATACTCGTACACCACACACAGGAGAGCAATTGAGCCAGAAAGTTGTCCGGGATGATAACTACCTCCCCGTTTTCGTCATGTATCATGCCTGCCCACGAACGTATCCTGCGAAAGATGAAAAAGGGACCGTCCTCACGAACAAACAGGGATGCTATTCTCCATGTCGCAAGCCCGAAAATAAAAAAATCAATTATTTTTAACATAGGTATATTTTACCCGAAAATATAAAACTCCCGCCATTTGACGGGAGTTTTTTTGTTCTATCGCGCCATTGGTTCGGTGGTGAAGAACTGACGCAGGATCAAGTTCACGACACCCACGCCGAGGATGATGTACGGAACCGCTTCGGCAGGAAGGGCGGGGGATACCTTGAGCAGTTCCAGCACGCCCACCAAAAGGACGAGCAGGTTGAACACCATTGTCTTGCTGATTTCGCCTGATACTTTTTTGAGAAACATTTGAGACTCCTTTCTTTCTAATATTCCTTATAATCCATAGTTGCGAAAGTTGCAATATTTCCGGTTAGGGGTGTGCAAACCAAGACAAACTGATCCATAACATTTGCAGGAGTGCTACCCAACCACGCAAAGAAATTATTCTTGAAAATAGAATGGTCAACATCCTGACCTTGCACTAAATAACCACCGCAGATTGATGTCCCTGCACCCGAAACTGTAATTATTCCATCCCCAACCGCAAAATTTATGGCAGAATTGCTTACAGCTCCATACGTCAAAGGCGCTGACAAGGTGGGATTTATCTGCAATTCCCATAAAAGGCGGTCATTAGCAGATGCAACTAAAATAGAAATATGGTCAAACATCACCGGAATATCACGATAGGCACTCTGTTTCTGAATGGAAATGACTGGATAACTTGTGCCAATAGCGGCAAGTGTTATTGCTGTTGATCCTGTTTTTACCGAACGACTTGAACCGCTTTCTTCAATACTTCCCTCTGTGCCAACCTGGGCACAGATATATCTCAATGAACCGCCGCCCGAACTACTGCGAAGTTCATAACGCACGGGTTGATGGGGGGATTTTATAAATGTGTTTTCACTCGTGCCCGCGTAGTGGACAGTATGAAGAACATCGAAACCCGTTTTCCCCTTTATCCATATTCTAAGAACAGCGCCGCCCAACCATAGAAACTCAAAGATCACGACTGTAAAAAAAGACCAGTCATAATCATGAAAGGTTTCCAAACCATCCCAGCCTTGCGAGGGAATCGAAACTGTCTCAACCCCATCCCGATAACATTTGATGTAATAATCGCTTCCATCGTTTTCAAGAAAAAATCCATCAAGATTGTCAGTATAGGGGGCATTTTGAGAAGATGAAAAGTATCCGATCCTTTTTGTGATCCCCGCTTCTTTATGGAACTTGTCAAATGTGCATTCAACAAGTTGTGATTTCCCGGAAAAATAAGGGTGGTATCTGTGTGATTGGCGGATGAAGTATTTTCCCGTCGTCACGCTCAGGGTATATTTGTTATTGGAAAAAGCCCCACTGCCAGTCCCCACGTTGTCCAGCAGGAGAGACTTATCGAATCCGATACAACGATAGTCTCCCAGAGTGGTTATCTGGGAGACACGCATCCTTCCTCCTGCATCATATTTGATCTGTTGCGGAACATCGTAAACTGGAGCGACGCCTTGCCTTATGGTTGACATTATGTACCTGCTGATATTGGTTGACCTAAAAACGCCGCCGGATCATTCGTATCCAGAACAGCGATATTACTAAGCACACGGAATACCTGTTTCCCCTGTTCGTTGATCCCAAGCAGGTGGTCTATATCCCCGACAAAAACATCACGAATATTGTGCAGGGCGTTGTTTCCAAATCGGTAACTTACGTTTCTAGCCACACGGGAACGCACCGAGAAGGAAGCCTTATTGGAACCGAAATACTCCATCGAGACCATCTGGTTCGGATTCTGTGCGTCAACTACGTCTGAGGTGTTCGAGAAATTCCCGGATGACGATAGAAGCGAACTTGGGACTTTTACTGACGGTTTTTTTGTCTGGCAACCGCACATTATCTTATCCGTACCTTTCCTGTACTGGGAGTATTTCTTATCAAGATACTCCTCGATTGCTCCTATTTTAGCATAATCCACCTCCCTTTTGGTGGAGGTGTAGATTCGATAAACAAACAAAGGTTCGGGGATGTGATGGGCACAAAATCCAAGATGGTGGACGCCGATCTGAAAATCCCAATCTTCTAAGCCGGGAATGTCTATTGAAAAACCTCCTTGATATTCCAACATGGCCTCTACGATGGTTCTCGGAACAAGCACGGACGAACCTGGATACTGAATAGTTGTCGTAACCCTATCTGAATGAAAATCAGGGTACGCATAAAGTTTATATGTATTTTTGTCATCCAAGAGAAACATATCAGAAAATACTACACCGGGATTGACTTCCGCGTACAGCATCATGCGCTCCAAAAACCACGGGAACCAGAAATCATCCGCATCCATCCAGATAACAAATTTACTGGATGAACTTATGTGCTTATAGCCCTTGTTTCTGGCTGCCGATACACCTCGGTTTCCATCCATATTGACTACCTTCGCCCACGGTGCGCCCATGATGTCCTTTTCCCACTTCTCACCAGTATCGTTGACCACAATACACTCCCAATCCGGGTAGGTTTGGGCTTGAATGGAGTCCAACGCGTCGATCAGGAATGGACGGTGATGAGGTCCGCACGTCACAATAATCGAGACAACTGGATAAGCATGATCGTGAACATACCAGAACTTCTGTCCTGCGGGTGGAGTACCCTGTGACCCGAACGGGACAAGGTGAATATTTCTCGGTTTGTCGCCGCGTTTATACAGCACTTCCCTTGCAGTCTTCAGGTCATGGGAACCCCATCTCCACGGAAACCAGGCTGTCCAATCCGGTTCCGAACCTTGCTTTTCCCATTCCATAGCACCTTTGCTATCAGAACGTTCACGGTGGAAGTAGGTCACGGCCTGTGTGAATTTGGTTGCCCGAAATCCAAGAGAAGTCACGCGGCACCAGAATTCAGCGTCCTCGTTGCGTTTCATGCGAACCCGATACCCTCCGCCTCTCTCATATACTTCGCGTCTTGCCATGACACAGGATGGGAGTTGATTCAGGTGCGCCATTTGATGATGCCACTTGAATTGATCCTCCGGCCACCCACTGCGGATTACGTCGCCGTTTCCCTCCAGAAATCGACTTCCATCCGAGCGAACCGTTTCGAGATGACCGTACACGATAGCAGTCCCTTGATCCGTATCGAGCGCAGCAACCTCAAGTTCCAAAGCGTTGGGAGCCAGGAAATCATCAGCATCCACATGGCGGATATATTTCCCGCACGAATTCGACAGACCGAAATTTCTAGCCCCCGGTAGTCCAAGATTTTCCGGGGTTGCAATGTAACGGATACGGCTATCTCTTTTGGCATACTCACTCACAATCTCTTTTGTGGATTTGAGATCCGCGTCGTCGATTACCAGACACTCAAAATCCGGGTATGTTTGGTTCGTAACAGATTCGAGACACGCGGGAAGATATTCATCCAAATGATAGGCGGTCACAATCACGCTTGCTTTCGGACTTGTTTTTTCGTTGTACTTTTGATGAACGCGCTTGAAAATATTGGCATACTGTTCGATGCGGGGCTCCCAGCGCCAGCGTGCCTTTACATCCTCGATGCAGTTCAAAGATAGGCGTTCTCTTTCTTGAAAGCATCGTTCGATGCACTCGGAAAGTGCCTGAAAATCACCCGGAGGTGCCAGAAAACCTGTTTCTCCGTTGATAATAATTTCCTTCGTCCCGCCCCAATCCCAGCCAGCCACGGGAATGCCATACGCCATAGCCTCCAACGTGCCTATCCCAAATGTCTCTCGTGCGGTCGCAAGATATACACCTGCTCCAGCGACAACACCCTTCATTTTTGCATGGGGAAGTGCGCCGATAATTTTCAGGTTTTCCGAGGCGCGTCCGATGGTGGAAATGAATTGACGACGTGGCGCGTACCCGGAAACCTTCATGACATCATTTGGATCGCTCACGTAGTCGGAACGCGCTTTGTTCCACAAAACATAACTTTCGTGTTCATTTTTTGGAGTGAAATCATTTGCGTCTATGCCGTGATAAACAACCTCAGGATAGAAATATCCACCGCGGCGAATTGCATTTCCAACCCACTCGGAAGGAGCGGTATGGGCGACTGCGTGACGCATGGACTCCACGACCATTTCGTTGACCTGCATGAAATCATCCCCCCAATTTTGCCTTGACCAATACAGGCCGTGCCCGACATGCACAGAGGGTATCCCGACAATTTCATCTAAGGCGGTTCCATGATTGCAGATCACGTCGGCTTCCTGAATGTTCTTTACAGTTTGCACGCCGAATTGCGGAAGGTATTTATACTGCGCCTCGATCACGCGCAGGATTCCGTCGTTCGCCATTGGATTGATAAATACTTTTATCATCTGTTTCCTTTATCAGTCTTGACATTATCCCACCATGTTTTTGTCAATTCCAGTCCGTTTTTGAGCGAGATATAAGCCTTCCAGCCAATTCTTTTTGCAGTATATCTGGAAGATATATGCACGTTGCCACGCTCATCGGTATTGTCATTATGCAACCACTGATAAGCTGAAACTCCGTAGATTTCGGCGATTTCTGAAAGGACGGTGTTGACCGAGAAACTTTTCCCGGAAGCAATGTTGAATGTGCCCGTGAAGTTTCCAGTCAACGCAAGGAAGTTGGCGTTACAAATATCGCTCACATGAACAAAATCTCTCTTTTGGTCTCCATTGCCGTTTACTGTAAAGTCATCTCCAAAAAGGAAATGGCGAAAAGCACGGGCAATTACCTGGTTCTGTCCAACTGGTTGCTGCCGCTGTCCGTACACATTGGCGTAGCGAAGAATAACGTGATCCTTGAACGTGGTTCGGATGTAGTTTTCTGCACTCAATTTGGATATTCCGTATGGGTTATTGGGAATACAACAATCACTTTCTTTTGAGGAAAAGAAACGATTTCCAGCACCGTACACTGCGGAGGTGGATGAAAAGACGAACTTACTGACATTGTATTTTCTAGCCATCATCAATACATTGAGAGTCCCAAGCGCATTTACGGAAAGGTCTTTTTGCGGATCAAGAATGGATGTGGTAATTGCGGATTGTGCCGCAAGGTGTAGAACCGCTTTAGGTCGAAAATCCCCGAATACCTGGTCGAGATGTTTGAGATCGGTGATGTCGCACGGTTCCACCTTCCCTTTGAATTCGCTCAAGTTCTCCAGTTTTCCAGTGGAGAAATTGTCCAATGCCAGAACCTTGTGATACCGCCTGGTCAGGAAGTCAACACTGTTCGACCCAATAAAGCCTGCCGCCCCTGTAATGAGAATTTTCATATCGGAATTCCGTTTTCGTCGTATTTCATGTTTTCAGTCTTGTAGATGATCGGCTTGTAGAAAGCCGGGATATTAGCCTCCAGTAATGCGACTTCCATCAAATGTGCCGCAAATAGATTGCTGGAGTGTATCCAGAATTCGGGGATTTTCCGTTGGGGAGGCCAGCCACATTTTACAATATAACGCACGATTTCCATCCCGCAACCAGGAGTATCAACATCCTCAAAGTCCACGCCTAGTAAGTCGTGGTCAAGAGAAATAACATCCCAATCTTCTCTTGACATATATCTTAATGCTTCAAGAACACATGAAACACAAGTTACGTCATAAAGTTTAGAATATTCTTTTTCGGCATATTCTCTGCGTTTTGTTCTGTCGTCTAAAAACAGTAATTTAGGTTTCTTATCCATTTGTATATTCTCCAAAATATTTTTTTTCCGCATCGGATCGAGCCTGAGTAGCTTCTCCTAAAGTTTTAAATTTCTTTTGAAGAACAAGTTTCCTGTTGTGTCTAAGTTCTGCTATGTAACCATTTTCGTATTTACGAACCCCCTTTATGCCGATTTTATTATTTTTGAATATCCTGCGATTTATTGCGCTCTGGGTAGAGTTGACATTCCTTAGCTCGCTCTCGCGATTATCTAGTGTATTATGGTTAATATGATCGCAAGTCACACTGTCTTGGGTGTTCATGATTATTCTGTGCATCCAAATTGTTTTATCGTGATTGGTTTTGTCATGCCTAACTGCGTAAAAGGACTTTGTTTGCGGGTTCCACCTTGCATACCATTTCCACTGCATGAGAAATTCGTACCAGTGGTCATCTACAATTGCGAATTGATTTTGGGTTAGTGGAATTAGTTTAGCCATTATATATTACCTCGCTTCCTCTTGTCTCTATCTTGAAATCCACAAGTTTCAACCTGAGCGAAGCCGCAATCCTTCCGTGTATTTCAGGGGGGGCGATGAAGTATAGAAATCCTCCACCGCCAGCACCGAGAACTTTTCCGCCATGCGCACCCATCCCAAGAGCAGCGTTCATCCAAATGTCAATCTGCGGATTGGTTATTCCGCTTGCCAGTTGTTTCTTGAAATTCCAGGAGCGCGTCAAGTAATCACCGAGTCGATCCATTTCCATGCCAGTGAGATATTCATGATAAAAATTCTTTGCCAGAATAGCCAGTTTCCGACCTGTATCGGTTGTTGCACCTTCATCAAACGCCTGTCGCTGTCCCTTCAATATCGAATCTGCCTTGCGAGTCATGCCTGTATATAAAAGCAGGGAATGTTTTTTCAACTCCTCGGATGCGTACATGGCGGTAGTTTCCACGGAGTTCTTTGTGAAAACAAAATAATTCATTCCACCATAGGCACTTGCGAAATGATCCTGTTTGCCAACCGGACGGTGGCATTTATTAGCCTCGATCTCAAACGCCCGTTCCGCCAAAATGGACGGATGGGAACCGTGCGAAAGTGCGTTTACCAATCCGACTGTAAAGCATGAAGAAGAACCGAGTCCGGAACCCTCTCCGGGAATATCCGAAACCGAAGTGATCTCCACTCCGTCGTTGATCTTGAAGTACCGCAGGCTTTCCCTGACAAGATCGTGTTGCAGATGGTCTATATGCTCCACGTTCTCCGTCGTGGAATACGATACGCGTATCTTGCTGTCAAACTTTTTGTTTACAGAAACATAGACGTATTTGTTGATCGCAAAAGAGACCACGGCTCCAACGTGTTTTTTGTAGAAAGAAGGCATGTCCGTAGACCCACCAACTAAAGATATTCTAAGTGGGGTTTTAGTTATTACCATCGTTTATCCTCCATAATTTATTGTGAACTATTCCCCATATAACAAAATCACTTACATGAAACTTTTTAGCTAATTTTGACTGACTAACTCCACTTGAAAATAATGATCTAATCGTACCCACTAATTCCCATGAAAGTTTAGACCTTCCATTTTTGTCTCCAAATGCTTGTCTGTTTTTAGATACCATGTCAGAAGAATTATCTTTCGGCTTTCCAAGAAATAAATGATGTGGATTTACGCAGATTGTATTATCACAGGTATGGCAAACCAACATATTTTCTCCAAGAGTTTTATGACTAATAAAATATGAAACTCGGTGAGCTAAGAGAGTTTTCCCTTTTACTTTAAATTTTCCATACCCATCTTCGTTAGGTCTAAGTTTCCAATCCCAACATTCATCCATGTTCTTTATAGATATATTTTTATAAAAACGCTCAATATCTTTTTTGTCTAAAAACAGCCTGTCCATTTCTGCTCCAAAAACAAAGCACCCGTTCCTGTTCAGTTGTCGAGACTGGCGCGGTAGCACAAAACAGAAAACGGGTGATAAGTGATTGTAACATAAAGCCGCGCTATTCAGTCTCGACAATTCAATTATACCACGACTGAGCATTATCGTTTCCTCCATGCCACTGCCGTTGGAAAGCAATTCCACAGCACGTAATGAGTTTTCTCCATCGCCTTGAAAATATCGGACGATTTATTTGAATCAGGATCGTCTTTCAGGTGAAACTGACACCAGAAGTGATCTATTTTCTGCATCACTCCGAAAGAAATGAACGATGGAATCAACTCATACTCCGCCCCCTCGATGTTCATCAGGCAAACGTCTATCTGATCGAAGTGTTGAAATTCGTGATAGAAATGCTTGAAAGCACCAAGTCCAGGCGGGTTCAATCCGTTTGTACCATTTGCGATTGTCGCTCCGTCTGTTCCAAAATTCTCGATTACTCTGACTTCATCGTTGATCCATAACCCATACGGGCGAATGTCGATTTCGCTGATACCGCCAAAGCGTTTCATCAGCCGATCCACCGCCCACAACTGCGGCTCAAAGATGGTGATATTGCAGTGGAATTTGTCCCAAATCTGTTGCGCCCAGCGTCCTTCGTATCCCCCAATCTCCCAAACGTGAGAGTTATCATTGAGAGGCCAATCCAGAGCAAGAGTTTCGTCACCCTTTTCGGTAAACCAGTTCTTCGCGTCCATTTCTATTCCCATGTCTTGTTACTTCCGATATGCGACCATGCTCCCCACATGGAGATATTGACGGGTCTCCAGATTGTCGGACCTTCCACCGCAAGACGGTACTGATCGTCCTGTTGCAATTCCATCAATCCAGGGTTGCGATCTTCCGCAAACCAGCCGTACTTGTTTGTATAACGGGCATGGCGCAGGTAGGGGTTTCCAGAAAAAGCATATTGCGTTGTTCGTTCGTAACGCAAGTACACCTGTCCATCGTAACCAACCGTATGCACGTCCGCGCCTACCGATAGGATTCGGAAACTGCAAATCCCAACATCCTCGCGTTCCTGCAATAGTTTCACGTACGGAACGAGGTCGAGTGGCTTTTCCATTACCCAGTCGTCCTCGATCCACAATACAAAATCTGAGTTTTGGTGACAAATTCCGAGGCATTTATTCCATCCCAGACCAGCATGATGGGTGTTTTCCTGTCCTTCGTGCCGGATGCGGCGATTGTGCATTCCGAGTATATTTTCATCCCCCAGAGCGGTCAAAACATCATCCACGTGACCGCTTTCGCTTCCATCGTCCGCAATGTACCAGGAACGAAGTTCCCGTGGGTAATTCAGGTTTTTGATTGTAGATAGAACGGTGCGAACAGCTTCGTCCGTTCTTTTATATGTTACAAGACCGATTGACAATCTGGGTAAGTCGCTCATGAAATCCTTCCTGATCCTTGCCGGTGACATAAATTGCAAACTATCTGCAAATCCGACATTTTTTCATGCCAAAGATTTGCGTAGGTCATATGATGAACTTGCAGGCGCTTTCTGTTTCCGCATTTTTCGCAATACACTGCGCCTCTCAAAATCCTCATATTGGTTTTCTTCATCCAGCGGACTATTTTCCAATGGAGAGAATTCAGATAGACCTTGCGATACCACCAGCTCCAATTAACGCGTCTTGCAATCTTATTGAAAATAAATGATATGTAGTACCATGCCAAAACCGCAAGGGAGGCACGAAGAATGATGTCACTCATTTCGTAACAACTCGTCAAGTTCTGTTTTGGTCAGGAGGGGAGCCGTGTCACTGGAGTATGTTTTTTCCACTGGCGTAACAACCTTCGGGCTGGTTGATGGCCTCAGGAAGAAGAAATCCTGTGACTCGGTTGCGTAAAAACGTTCTTCCTCGGTCAGGAGGGTTTCGTGCATCTTTTCACCGGGGCGAATTTGGATCTTCTCGAATTTATATCCCGCTCCCACCGTGTATTCCGCAAGTTTTCCAATTGAAAGCGCCTTCATCTTTGGAATGAGAACAAGTCCGCTTTCCAATTTCACTGCACTAATCACCAGATCAACGGCTTGTTGGGGGGAAATCCAGAAACGCGTCATCTCTGGATCGGTGACAATTAGAGGTTTTCCATCTTCCTGTGCTTTCCTCCACGCTTCCAGAACCGATCCATTGGATTCCAGGACATTTCCGTAACGTACAAGGTGGAACTGCGTTCCCGAATCAATTCGGGAGTATTCCTGAAACACCTTTTCCATCAAATATTTGGTTGCGCCATACGCATTGGCTGAGTGGCAAACTTTGTCCGTTGAAATTCCCAATACGTGTTTGATCCCTGCGCTGATGGCCTGCACGCAGACGTTGATACTGCCGTTGATATTTACGTCAATGGTATCCAGGCTCCATTGTTCGGAAGCGGGAATGACCTTGACCGCCGCGAGATGCAACACAACATCATGTCCAACCATTGCGTTATAGAGGGTTTCGGGATTGCGAATATCACCCTGAACAAAATTTACGTCGGGGTAAAGTCTCCGCATCTTTTCGTGTTTATGTGTATCACTGGAATAAACGGTCATCCTTCCAGTCCACCCTTCCCGTTTCCTTCGTTCTGCAATTGCATGGCCTAATGTGCCTGCTCCACCCGTAACAAACAAAGATTTATCTTTAAGCATTGCTTCCTCTCATTCTTTTATTTACGCTTCCAGTGCATAAGAGTCGATGTGAGAACAGGGAAGCACTGTCATTTCGTACGCGGCCTATTTCGTACAATACTCACACCGACTATTATACACTGGAGTCTTGCAAGAAAAAAGGGAGGCTGGAAAACCAGCCTCCCAGTTTATAAACGTGAAGGTTACGCACCAACACCTGGTCCGCTTAGGTTATATTCACTAAACGGGGATGGGAACGGACGGCCTGTGCGGACACCACCATTGACATGGTACATACCGGAAGGCAGAGGATCGTCAGTGTGCTGGAGAGGAACATACACAACATCGGTAAGGCGGCCTGCAAGCTGAGGAGTGCGAAGGATCAGGCGTGGTTCGGTCTTTGCAGACACATCCAAGCACCAATTCTTCGGAGCGCCCATCGTCCACAGGAAAGCACCGCCATCTGACCAGAACCAGGTTGGTAAACCACTCATCTGGGGCAATACATTGGTCGAGAAGTCGAAGTATTCCCAATAGAAAGTTCGGAGCGTTCCACCGCGGGCGGTCAAAGGCAGGATGTAGATGTCGGAACCAAATCCACCAATCGGGATTGCGCCATTGTCAGACTGGTTTTCTTCCGCAATACAATCATCAAGAACGACGCGGTAATTCTTTGAGTTGATGGTCAGGTATTGTCCCGCGCGCATGGCGTCACGAATTTGAATATTTTGCAGGATCAGCATATCCAGACCAGCGTTGGTCAGGGTCGCGCCATCGGTGTTGTACTTCTGCGGCCAGAAGCGACTGAGTTCCCAGAACAACTGAGCACGCATCACGATGACAAACTCAACCGGAGCAAGATTTTGCTGGCGTGCCTTGTTTTCGAGGATATACATCATCGTGGAAAGCGTGCGATAGATGTCGGGTTCAGTGCTGCTATCGACCTGTTTGTACCCGAACGATTTCACATCGGAGTACAGGGACGGACAGGCTGTGCCAGTCAGGGCGTCAATCTTATTCGTTCCAATAAGCAGGTCAAGGCCGGGGAATTCTTTATACCCGCCGCCCGCCGAACTATTGGCGGGATTGCCTGTATATACAGTGGGGCAGTACCAGCGTTGGAACGAAACGCCCACTTCGATCATGCGGATGAGCATTTCACGACCAACCTTTAGAGCCGCATCACCTTGCAGATTTGGGAACACATTCTGCATCAAGCCGCCCATCTGGTTTACCAGGGGGGAGTTGACGATCTGCAAGTCGTTGAATTCACCGCGGTTGATTACCTTGCCAGTGGCATTGATCTCAAATTCGCGAGTTTTGTATTCCTTGCGCCCAAATACGGTGGTCTGAATACAGGTCTTGAAGGAACCGGCTTCCTCGGGATCGTCGCAGATTCCATCCTTTTCCTGTGTGTCGGAACGAATGAAACCTGTGATGTAAGGAAACAGCGGATTGGTTTCGTTGCTCGCTGAAATCGGAATGGATTCACCCAAACTTCCAGTGATCTGGGTATGGGTCGAGATGATGTCACGACTCAAGCCGCGCACGCCGAACAGTCCACCAGGACCGTGTACATACGGGCCGGACGGGGCTCCGGTTGCTGTTTTTTGCAAAAGGATGTTGGCGAATGCCTCCATCACTTTCGACGGATCAACCGCGCCATCCATTTGGAGTGGTTTATTGTTAAACATATTGCACCTCCGTTACTGAGTTACGACGGGATTGGTTCCAGTCGCTTCGGAAAGCCAACCAATTTCCGGGACAGCTTTCTTGAGAGTCTTATCTTCCTCATTTTCTTTGAGGATATTTTCCTTGCTCGCGGACGGGCGCTTGTCCATCCACGAGTATGATTTTTGCACGGGCGGCTGGATCATCTCCGCCAGTTTTTCCTCGTTGGTGGTCGCCAGTTCCTTGACGAGCGATTCTAACATCGGAATTTTGTCAAGTTCCTGCTTGATGAGTGCAAACTGTTCGGACAACGCATCCATTCCCAACTCTTTCGAGACCTGTTCGACAATCTTTCCGATCAGTTCATCGGGAGTGGATTTTTCCGTTACCTTGTCAGGAACCGCCTCGGGAACTTTTTCCTCTTTGGTAACTTCCTTTTCCTCGACGTTCGCCTTGCGGAGCGATTGCTGTTTGAGGGCTGTTTTCTCGACGAATAACTTGGCTTTTTCGGGGCCAATCATCGTAGCAAGATATTCTTCTGTGTTCATGTGAGCCTCCTTTGTAAGGACATCAAAATCAGTAAACGGATTCGCCGCCCTGTCAAGAGGCAAATCCGACACTTCAACCATGCGATATTTATTGATTACGCGCGGATCATCCGCGTCGCGTTCCAAAACGATTGTGCCGTGCGACATCCCAATCTCGGTCATCGTCTGGGCTTTCATGAGGGCAATGGCCTCATGTTGTTCAAGCGGGGAACTCATAATCAAGTACCCGTGTTCGTAGGCGGCGAAATCAACCTGGTTCTTTCTGGCAGTTCCAGGGATGTGCCATGTGACAAATACGGGAGCTAAATCCATATTCTTATTGACCCACTCCACGTATTCGGTATGTGCTTTTTCAGAGAGTATTTCCCCGTCCAGGTCTTTGAAATTATTGGTGGGCCACATCACTGCACGCCATGAGCCGTTCAAATCCTTCTCAACGATGATGGAGTTTGATTTTTCACTTACACCAATTCCCATCTTTTTGGCGGCAGCGTGAATCTTCGGAAGGGCGGCTTTGGCATCCGCCGCGCCCTCGCCGCCTGCCTTGATCTGTTGGGAGGCACGCGCCAGCGCGTTGCGGACGTGAGCCTTGTCGTGAATTGGATATTTCCTGATTTTCTTGCCGTCCTTCTCCACCACAAGGGCGAAGTCGGAATCGGATAATTTCTGTTCAGCCGCGTAGGATAGTTTTTTCTTTTCTATCCAGTCAAACACTTTTTCAGTCAGAGTAATGGTGCGGTTATCTTTGGCGAGGATGTATTGGGTCTCGATAAGGTCAATATCTTCATCGGCGGACTTTTCCATCTTGGCATCCTTCATCGCCATTGAGACACGCTTCGGAAACTCATCCCCCACTTTCGTAATCGCCTTGCCTTTTTCATCAGCCGACATCATGGGATGGTAGACAATATTATCCACCAAACGGCGGACGTTGTATGTTTCCTCGTCCACTTTTTCAGCCATCTCGTGAGCCGCATCCATCGCATCAAGTTCTGAAAACGAAACAGGCATCGGCGTGAGAGAAATTTCATCCATCGCCTTCATGATGGATTTCCCGCTCACTTTTCCATCTGCAAGTTCTACGATGTCATCTTCATCGTCCTCGTTATCCTCTTCTTCCAGCAAAATATCGTCATCCTCATCTTCTTCAAGAGGATCAACTTTATGTGCCTGGGATTTTCGCAACCGAGCGGCGCGGCGTTTTTCACGAGTTTTATCTTTAGCCATCGGGACCTTCCTTGTGTCCATGACATTTTATCATAAAAATAGTGACAAATGACACTTGCAAATAAAAAATATTGTGATTCTAAAAAGCCTCACGGTACACCGTGAGGCTTTTTAGATGAAGGAGAATATTTTAGCGACGCTTATTGTTTACAATATATATTATTAGTGATGGGGAAACTCCAAACTCTTTTGCAAGAGTGCTTGATTTTTCTCCCCCCTTTCCCCAGGGCGAGTACCGTTTACGAATTTCACATACTTGCTTATCAGTCAGTTTCGATTTCCAGTGGCTTTCTCCTGAAATCCTTGCCTGCCTACCTTTTTGTTTCATATCATCTGAATTATCTTGATTGGTTCCCAGAAAAAGGTGTTCTGGATTTACACAGGAAGGATTATCGCAATGATGAAGTACGCATAAACCTTCTTGAATCTCCCCATACTTAATAATAAAAGACATGCGATGAACTGTATGTCTTTTATACATCGTTCTAATTATTCCATAACCACCCTTTACAACTCCTCCAGTCCATTCCCAACATCGTGTTCCATTGTAAAAAGTATGCGAACGATCTTTATCTACCCTTGCCCAGAACCGTTCTATATTCTTTATAGTGTATTTCATTTTATTCTCCAAAACTACATCCTCAACTCAGGTATTCAGCCAAGAGTTGAGGATGTAGGTCTTACAAATATGTTGGGTTGCTGAATCAACCTGATTTAGAAGCCAAAATAAGTTGGCGGTCTCTGCGGTAAGGGGGGTACCGTGAGCGCCGCCACAATTAGTTTACCATATTCACCGAAAACTGCAATATGACTTTTGTCACTATTTTCCGAAACGCATCGGTATCTTTTTGTAGATTGACCCATGCAGTCTGATGGCATAGAAAATCAAAAAGCCTATAATCCAATATAAAGTCATGATGAAGTACGCTTTTTTCATTTTTTCTTCGCTTTCTCGATCTGACTGTATACATCCGCCATGTTTCCACGGCCCGCCGTTTTTCCCCACGTAAGAACCACCCGCCTCCTGACCTTCAATTTCCCCGCACTAACCATTTTCTCAAGGTTGATTCTTGTTGCGTTGTAACTTTTATTGCTTACATTTCTTGAAAACCACAATGTCGTAAATTCGTGTTTTTCCTGTGGTTTCTCGATGTTCAACCCATCAATCAGTTGCCTTTGCAAGTCCTCAATGAACTCATCGTCTTTCATACAATCTCCTTTGTTCTCAAATCCACATAGTTGTTGAATGGATACCAGGCGTGTATTTTTCCGTTGATGATTTCGAGTGCCAGCACGCCTACGCCCATATAGGATGGAGAATTCATTACCTTGAGGGCGTGACTTCCTATAAAGCACATTGGCGGAGTGATGAAAACCTTTGATTCCCACATCTTATTTCTGACCTGGTGAATTACTGGACGGTAGGTAAACTGGTGCTTATGGGCACGAATAATGGCGTCGGGAACGGGTTCCTGTAAATCAATACTGTCCCGCATGATTGATTTTGCGTACAGTTCCAGAACGTTTCCGTAAGTCCAGTTGCGAATTCCGGGGCCGGGGCCGTGGTGCGCCACATCCAGATGGACTCCATCCACATCCAACATATAGTGATCGTTTATCTTGATCTTGATGTGTGGGTACATTACCTTGAGTTGAGCAGTCAGTAGGCGCTCGGTACTTCCCTCTCCCCAAACATGCACACCTGTTCCTGTCACAAAATAGGCAGATTTCAGATTTTGCAATTCCAGCCACGGCATAGTGTTATATCTTGAAATGACGACCTGCGTATTCAAGTTATTCACATCAAGGTCGTCCTTGAAGATATTTCCCTGAGTCAGATCGCCCATTTCGACAAATATGATGTCATCACCTTCCGATAATTTTGAAACTTCCTTGATGTATTTTTTGTGCCATTCCCACAACTTTTGCTGAACAGGGCGGAGTTCCAAGCGCCGCCAACCTTCGATGATGTTTTCTCCAGCATCGTCTATGGCGATGTCTGGAAGTAGTGTATCAGGATTGAGAAGTCCGCCTGCATAACCTCCCTGTGTGTCTCCCCGAATGGCGATTATCGTTCGGTTGTATTTTTTCATCTGTTCTTTGCCGCCTCGTTTATGGCATCCTGCATGTCATTGATATAAGGATTATGATATTCCTCTGCAATCAGTTCTGTAAATTTGCGAGCCTCAAATCCAGGGTGTGAAACTCTCCGCCATGCACCGTATTTTCCAGAACGGTACGCACGCCTGCTTTGAATTGAACCTGGAATTGTAGCAGAACGATAGCCTGGTCTGAAACGTAAAAATCCGCCCTGTCTTGCGTTGATTATGTGGGGAGGAGAACCAGCGTTTACTAATTCCCACTTCTCCGCATTTTCTCCGCTGGGATACATACTGATCGACATTTCATCGGAAGTTCTCCTCTGAGTCCATCCAAAATCAGGTTTTTCGCTCCAGCCAAACACGGTTTTCTGGAATAATTTTCTCAACCGTGGAACAGAAGTTTGTCGCTGAACTTTAGCGATTTCCTCCAACCATTTTTTATTTGCAAACTTTGTCTTTGGCAGTGTTACTTTTACTGTTATGGAAACCATTTCCTCAACCTATCGGCTACGGTCAGTCTGGGTTTGCCTGTATTCTGTCTGGCGGCATCCTCGGCGATTGTATTTCCACCACGGCTGCCTACAAGTTGTCCACCTTGCGTTCGATTCTCTGCATTTTTCCAAAAGTCGGGAGAGATGTCGGCAATGGTGGACACATCATATATACCACGTTTTACTAAATCCCTCGCAGCAGCTTCGGGTGTCAGGATGCTTGCGTTTACAGCAATGGCAGCTTCTTCAAGTGCTTTTGTGCGAATGACCTGTTTCTCTGTCTCCTCTTCGGAGTTTTTATCGTTGAATACCTGTGTTGTTCCACGCGGGAGAACCCCATAATTCTTGAAGGCTGAGGAAACAAGGTCCATAAACGTGCGCGGTCCCTTGCCGCTGGTCTTACGGTTGAGTACATTTCCTTGAGAAGCAGAACCGATGTTTCCGCCGGGAAGCGGCGCAAATTCCTGATAGTCCGTACCAAAATCAAGCGCTAATCCTGCGATATACCATTGCATTTCCTGATCGAAATTGAATCCCTCCGGCAACGACGCAAGATCAACAGTTGTTGCGGATACAGGTTTTTCCGGATCAAGTGAAGCCAGTACCGCATGTTCAATGTAACGAATATTTCCCTTATTATTTGCCTGTTCCTCGGTGCGCTTGATCGCATCCAAAAGTTGCTGGTGTCCCACTCCTCCAACTATTTGAATTTTCTTGATATTTCTTCCGCCTACTTCCTCGTCCTTGAACAACGCAATTGAGCGCATAATCTGGGCAAGGCGTAAAGCGCGGGAGACTGCACAAATCCCAACACCGTTCATCTTTTCAATAGAAGATGGAAAATCGGAAAATGGAATGACTTCGTACCATCTCAACTTGTGTTCCCTGCTATTCCTGTCAATGTAGATGACCGGATATTCAGAATTTCCGGTACGGGTGCATTGCCCGGAATCCAGATTCGCAATTCCAATCACGGGAGCCATTGAACCCCTGAACTTACTGTTCGCATCCATGCCGGGATCTCGGATCAATTCGACAAATGCCCCGTTGTCCTGTGTGTATAAATCCTGCGATAGTCTCTGAATGAAGGTTGTCCATCCGATCACATCCCCAGCGATGGCGGTCTGGAGCATATCCGTAACGGCCTGATTCACTCTTTCCGAACCACCCTTGATTTCCCAATCAAAGGCAGAATTTCTGAATGAGACATTTGCGACCGCGCCTGCAAGGTACGATTCGGTAGGCCAAAAGTCGCGCAGTTGCCTATCCCGTATCTTTGTATTTCTTCCCCAGGGGGTGATTTGATCCGCCACCGTCGCCACGCCGATCATAAACAGCGGAACCGCAGTGGAACCCATAGCAGGTTCAGGTTGCACCTGAACACTTTCTTGAATGGCCTCTTTAGGGAATTGATTTTCCGGGGAAAGTTTTGGGATATTTGGCATTATTCCTCTACGATTTCACGTTTTTTCTTCTTAGGCCGATTAAATATATATCCGAATATCTTCCCTGTCTTTTCACCTATTTCCGTTACTTCTTCAACTGGCACAATCTTTCCGGTGGTTCTCTCCAGCAAAGTTCTTGCGCGAACAGGTAGTTTATATAAAAGTTTGGCAAGCATCGAGTAGTTCGGTGGTTCTGTAAACGTCGCCACTCCGGGTGAGCAGTCGTGGGTGTGGATGAAGGAAGTCTGAAAGCGAACCATCTCTCCGCCTCCGTGACCGCATTTCACGCAAACGAGTTTATTGTCGTACTTCGCCTTGTAAACCACCTGCACTGCCCGAATCTGCATCACAGTTCCACATGTGGATTTATTGTCGGCGCGAAGCGGGTGCGATGGCTTGCAGAAGGGACACCAAAGGATCGCGCTTCCGTTCTTATCCTTTGTCACAGACGGAACACCGATCCGTTCTGTAAATGGGGGTTTTATTCCACTTTTCCTATGACTCATATAGGCCTCTTTTTTATTATCCCATTATACGACAAAAAAACAACTCCGCTTGGGGAGTTGTTTACAAATAAACTATTTGGAAACTGCACGCTTTGTTAGGTGGCTCTAGTGTGCTGGGAAGGACTCGAACCTTCAACGCTCCCGACCTCCGCCCCCCACACCCTACGGGTTTACGATGTGGGCGACGCAAGCCATGAACTTGCCTTCGAGGTTGTGTCTGCCAA